AGTAAAATTGGGGAAAAAAAGGATCGCTCTTGTTGGTGAAACTAAAGCTGATGTAAGAGATGTAATGGTAGAAGGAGAATCAGGGATCCTAAATACTTCTGGAAAATTTAGACCTTTATATGAACCGTCAAAAAGAAGAGTGACTTGGGCAAATGGTGCTATAGCAATATGCTATTCTGGAGATGAACCAGATCAGATGCGAGGACCACAGCACGATGCGGCTTGGCTTGATGAATTGGCAAAATATAGATATGCAGAAGATACTTGGTCTAATTTAGACTTAGGTCTACGTTTGGGAGAAAATCCACAAGTGGTAATAACTACAACACCAAGGCCATTAAAAATTCTTAAAGAATTAGTAACTGATCCACTAACAGCACTTACTAAAGGATCAACTTATGATAATTTGCCAAATTTAGCTGATTCATTTGCTAAAAGAATTATTGCAAGATACGAAGGTACAAGATTAGGTAGACAAGAGTTACATGCTGAAATTTTAGATGATGTTATTGGTGCTTTATGGCAAAGATCAGATATTG